ACTCACTTTTTCGAAGAGGAACCCCGCTTTGAAAGAAGTTTAGGTATTATTATACTTTAAGATTTAAATCTATGATACAAGTAGTATGCAAATATTCGTGAAAACACTTACTGGAAAAACTATCACTCTTGAGGTTGAATCCTCTGACACTATCGATAACATCAAGGCTAAGATTCAAGATAAGGAAGGAATCCCTCCCGACCAGCAGCGACTTATCTTCGCTGGAAAGCAGCTTGAGGATGGACGCACCCTAGCTGATTATAATATCCAAAAGGAGTCTACTCTGCACCTAGTTCTGCGACTTCGTGGAGGGGCAAAGGAAAAAGAGGAGGAAAAGCCCAAGCGTAAACCTAATGCATACATGAACTTTGTCAAGAAGATACGACCCGAGGTTGTGAAAGAGAACCCAGATCTCAGTTTCACCGACATTGGTAAGAGGTTGGGTGAGATGTGGAGAGCCCTTTCAGACGACGAAAAAAAGAAGTTTGTGAAGTAAAAAACTTAAAGTGTACATATGAATAATAAACAATGGAATTTATTTATGAATGTGAAAACTTTCTTCCTCCCGATATTTGTAAACAATTAATTAATAAGTTTGAAACTAGTGAAGAACAACAAAAAATTGTTGGACAAGTAGGAGAAGGAAGGGTAAACATAAATATGAAAAAAAGTGTAGATTTAATACTTTCTGGTACCGAATGTGATATAATTCGTAATTTTTTGAGAAATGCATACAAATATTATCATACTAAAATGTGTTTCGCGATGTCGCCGCCGTGCATGCCGAGGCTGGTTAATATATCGGGCCCAGTTATACAGAAAACAGAGGTTGGTGGATTCTATAACTGGCACACTGATAATGATAAAGACAATAATAGAATATGTGCTATAATTATTTACTTGAATGACGTTGAAGAATCTCAAGGTGGAACAACAGATTTTAAATTTCCTGATCGTATCGAAAGTATACAACCGAAAACTGGAAAATTACTAATGTTTCCTTCACATTGTACTTATTTACATCGTGGATCTATACTTAAAAAGGGTAATAAATATATTATAACTTCTTTTGTATTATATCACAAGAATGACAAACTTACTTGAATACATGAAGATATTTTAGATGAATATAAATTAAAATTTGTTATGAGATAGACTTAAGGATTTGAGTTATAATAAAAATAGATGCCTCTCGGAGTCAAAAAGCTTTCATTTGATGCTCGTTTGCCTACTCGTGGTTCTGATGGTGCTGTGGGATATGATTTATATAGCTCCGAAGATGCGACTGTACCGTGTCAAGCGGGGCGAGCTTTAGTCGGGACTGGTATTGCTCTCTCCATACCTGATGGTTTATATGGTCGGGTAGCCCCTCGTTCTGGTCTAGCTGTGAAGCACTGCATCAATGTTGGTGCGGGTGTTATTGATCCCGATTATACCGGTGAAGTCAAGGTCGTCCTATTTAATCATGGCACGGAAGACTTTGAAATCAAGAAGGGTGATCGTATCGCTCAACTTATTTTGGAAAGGTGTGATACACCTATGATCAAGGAAATTGGTCTACTCGATGAGACACTCAGGGGTGATGGGGGTTTTGGATCTACAGGTCAATAAGGTCATATTTACAGTACCATAGGTCTTCTGGTCTAGGCATAAAAAGAATACCATGACTCATGACCATAGATAATTTTGCTTTGTTTACATTCGGGTAAGACCATAGTATCCACCTCTCCCAATATTCAGCCCGGAAGAAATCTTCCCAATCTTCTTTAGAACTTTCTCTGATTTTCAACATTTCTTTCTGTATCTCATACGGGTTTGTCTCTATTCGCAGCTCCTTAGGAATGATAGCACCTTTCCTAAGAAGTTGTGCGCGCATAAGTCTTGGATTACCATGATCTGGGTAGTGCTGAAAACCCTTCTCACCAAAATCAATACTTCGTTTATTTGGTAAGGTGACCCTATATTTATGTGTAATTGAAGGACTGGGTTGTAGGACGACGTGCATATTAATTAAAGGGTAGAATAAATATAAAAGTATGGGACGCGATATAATCGATGTATACGATAGATCTATATTTGAGATGAGAAACGTTTTTACCACTGAAGAGTGTAAAATGTTTATAGATTATCATGAACAAAGTCCTGAAAAATTACCAGGTAAACTGGGAATGTCCAGTATTAACAGGACTTTTAAGTCGGTTGTTGGTGCTTCTTTTGGTGCAGATAAAATCAAACAAACAACAGATGTAGGCATGACAGGTAAACATACACATGAAAGATATTTGATAGACATGTTTAGATGTAGAATACATGAAGTTTATATGGAATACAAGAAACATTTAAATGATATTAATAAAGATGATCGTTCAAATACACTATACTTTGGAGAACTATCAAATCCGCAAATACAAAGGACATCTAAAGGTGATTTTTTTAACTGGCATAACGACTATCGAAAAAATCGAACAATTGCAATAATCATATATTTAAATGACATAGACGAAGAAAATGGTGGTTCAACTGAGTTCAACTCCGGTAGAAAAGTACAACCCGAAACTGGTAAAGTTTTGGTGTTTCCGACAACTTATTTACATTTACATCGAGGTAATACCATTTTGAATGGACCCCCTAAATATATAATATCAGCCTTTGTAGAAACTTATGACCCCATAACTCCAATAAAGGTGGGTGCGCAACTACGAGGATATCGAAGTGCATGTGGAACACGGATTGATTTTCCTTTTAGATTTGTTTGAAATGATATTATAAATGTAATCGAGGGAGATTACCATTACCACCAATTGTACCTTTAAACCAAGTATTAAATGCTAAAGATATACGCGTCCCAGAACATATGTTTGGTCTAGGTTTTACCATGTGTTGTAAGGTAGACGGAAACATAATGAGTGTATTAACCATTGCTGGTATAGTCCACTCGGATGAGCCCCACATTGTTGTATTATTACCAAATTTTAAATTACCAAATAAAGTAGTATTTGGGTTCTCGAATGTAATTGTATCTCCTTTATGTGTATCTATATACAATACAGCCGATACTATACTATTTTGGTGATAATGAGCGGGATGGTATTCACCATTTTTATTTACATTTATCCAAGAGTTGGTAATATATAATTTTACATCTTTACCAGGATTAATAATTTCTTTAAAATATTGATTAACGGAATCTGTCAACACTTGTTTTATATCACTGAATTCGTCATTATCGAGTATGTATACATTCGAACTTACCGCCGCACCACCATTGTTTATTACAGTTTCCAACTTTTTGATTTTAATAAATTCTAAAAATTTTTTACTTGCTGCTTTGTCCATCTCCAAAAATCCAAGTGGTTTAGGAAAAAGTGGTTCTATATGCATAGTCTGTTTGACAACTTGGTCGGTTTTGACCTTGTTCTCATCATCTTTGATTACAAATGGTAGCATTGAATTATAAGTAATTTTATTTTTTAAGTGTTAGTAATAATTCTAGAAATTTGACTAATTGTGGGTACAGAAACACCAATCTTCTCTTGCATGACTCTCTTGTTCAGTTCAGGTTTAACACTTGAATGTAATAATCCTGCTGCGATACTTTTTGCGTGCCTGGACATGAGCGCGGGGGGAATATTGTTGATAAATTTCGAGAAACGCCCCCGAGGGACGCACCCTCCGTCACGAATATCAAGCTTGATGCCCATCCATATGATGTATTTCCAAATATTTTGTTGATAAGGTGTCGACTTTTTCGCGCCGGTCGCAGGAAATAAAATAGTGTTATCCGGCGTGATATAAAAGGGACGTTTTTTCGTCAAGTCATTACGAAATGATTTTTTTGAAGTCGTTTCAAGTTTAGCAACTTTTTTTTTCAGTTTTCTACACTTCTTTTTCAACTTTTGATTCTGCAATACAAGTTCGGTGACACCAGATTTCACCTTGCGAACAGAATCAAGAGTTGGAGTTTTCGTTTTCACCATGTTGGATGTTTTGAAGATACTTTTTCAATATTTACATACGACTTAGGTTTGGTTTAGTTACCGAACGCGACACCGGCCATACCATCCTTGATACGAAGGATGTTATAGTTGACCGCGTAGACCCGATGAAGAGCGTTACCACCCGATGGGTTGGTCAGGCTGAGTTTGGCGTTGTCAATGCGACTGAAATTTAGTGTTCCTGTGGGCTGCATCTTACTGAGGTTGATGCAGAATGGCCATGTGTAAGTGGGTAAATCCTCGAGAACATCGTCGGGAAGATCTGTGCTGTGCATTTCTGGTACGACTGTGTGGTGGTACATAGCCGAAGTTTCTTCGAATAGAGCTGTACCGTTGATGTAAAGGGTAGCCTTGTCGAAAGTGAAGGCTGTGTCCCAATCGGCACCCGCGGTGGTGTTACCAGAGACAAGGTGGAGAGACTTGACGGGGTGGTTGAAATAACTGATATCAATATCAGTATCCTCCTTGGCAGCGAGTTGGTGCTGGGTTTGGGTGATTAGAATCTCATGCTGAGTATCAGTGAAGTACTTACGCTCATCTGTGTCTAAATACACATAGTTACCCCAAATCTTGGGACTACCGACGGGTGTGTAACCGTCCCTGCACTTAATGCGTATCTCTACATCATGATATTGTAAAGCAACGAGTGGAAGGCACTTAGTGTAATCTTCACCAAAGAAGAAAGGAATAATGAAGTGATCACCACCATGGTTAGACTTCAGGGTGGCAGTCGAAGCGCACATTGAAGACTTGGCTTGACTGTCACGCATGAGGGGATTGTGTACACCTTGGATAAAGAGTGAATCAATCTGGCAAACCTTCTGACCACCTATCCAGAGCTGGAATTCCGTAGGGTTAGACGCAGTAGAAGAGAAAAGGCCGTCTGGGTTGTCTTGTACGTTAGAAACGAGCGAATCTTCAATCCAGATGTAGCTCATGAGGTCACCCTTAGAGCGGATGGGAATAGTAATTTCATTGTTCGCACCAAATGTACCAATGTAATCCATGCGCTCTGGCTTCATAGCGAAGTTGGCATGACGCTTGTAATTTTGACGGAAAAAGCTGACCTGAGGATCACCCGTGATGAAAACATCCTGGGCACCCACCGAAACGAGTTCGATCAAAGCAGCAGACATTTATTAATAAATGATATTAAAATTTTGGCTCATAGTATACATATGGTAGTATTCCAAGCGTTGACATGGGAGGCACGGGATGTTGAAGGTGAACATCAAATCAGTATTTTTGGTAAGACTGAAGATGGTAAATCGGTCTGTGTAACAACAACATTCGATCCATACTTTTTTGTGAAACTCCCAAGGGGTACAACAGACCAGGATGTCAGTCGTCTTTACAACGACATATGCAGATTAAAACGAGACCATGTAACTAGTTATAGTTTGACGAAACAGAAGGACGTCTGGGGATTTCAAAATAATGAAGAGTTTCATTTTATGCATCTCAATTTCAAATCACTGGAGCATAGACGAAAAGTTAATTCAATTTTCATGTATAACAATGAGTTCAAACAATATCATGTCTATGAATCAAATATCGACCCTGTCCTGAGACTCATGCATAGAACCGGAATCCAATCCACAGGTTGGTTGGATACTGGTGATACATGTGTTCGTTCTCACTTGGCTAAAACTGATATTGATTTATGGTGTAATGACTGGTCAACACTTAAACCAGTCGAACGAGATGATATTGCCCCATTTATCGTTGCCTCGTTTGATATTGAGTGTAATAGTTCTACTGGGAAATTTCCAGATCCAAACGTCCCTGACGATGCCTGCTTTCAAATCGCAGTCTCCTTATGTAAGTTTGGTAGTGATGAACCATACGAGAAAGTGTGTTTATGCTACAAAAAGACTGACGGACCTGATGTCATTAGTTTTGATACTGAAAAGGAAATGCTTTTAGCGTTTAAAAAATATATGAACGAAAAAGATATTGACATTCTCACTGGGTGGAATATTTTTGGATTTGATTTAGAGTACATTTACAAACGTGCTGCTATGGTTGGATGTGGGATTGATTTTTATCAGCTTGGTAAACTCAAGGATACAGAGTGTCACTTGGTGATGAAAAAATTAAGCTCGAGTGCTCTGGGTGATAACTTTCTAAAACTCCTGCCTATGTCTGGTCGTTTTGTATTCGATATGTTTCATGAGGTTAAAAAGGGATACAAGTTAGATTCGTACAGTCTCAACAACGTTTCTAAACTGTATCTCGGTGATCAAAAAATTGATATGGCTCCCAAAGAAATGTTTGCTCGTTTTGTAGAAGGTGATCCTAAAAAGTTATACGAAGTGGCAGAATACTGTATCAAAGATACACTTCTCCCACACAAACTAATGAAAAAGATGTGTATCCTACTAAACCTCGTAGAGATGGCAAAGGCAACATGGGTACCTGTATCTTTTTTGGTTGAACGTGGACAGCAAATTAAGGTATTTAGTCAGTTGTCTAAAAAGGCTCGTGAATTGGGTTACATGGTACCAACGATTAAATATGGTTCTCTCCCTGAAGAGCAATACGAAGGTGCAACGGTTCTAGAGGCACAAAAAGGTGCATATTACACCCCAATCACAGCCCTAGATTTTGAGGCTCTGTACCCGAGTATCATGATGGCCCACAACCTCTGTTATTCTACATACGTCATGGACGAGCGACGATATGGTAAGATCCCTGGGATTACATACGAAACATTTAACATTGGAAATAAGACGTATAAGTTTGCACAAGATGTACCGAGTCTATTACCAGCCATTCTTATGGAGCTTAAACAGTTTCGTAAAAAAGCTAAAAGAGATATGGCAGCTGCAACAGGTTATATGAAGGAGGTGTACAATGGTAAACAGTTGGCCTACAAAGTTTCGATGAACTCTGTGTATGGTTTTACAGGCGCAGGTAAAGGTATTCTCCCATGTGTACCTATTGCATCTACGACAACATGTAGAGGTCGCGGTATGATTGAAGAAACTAAGACTTATGTTGAGGCAAACTTCCCTGGTGCGAAGGTGAGGTATGGTGACACGGATTCGGTCATGGTTGAGTTTGATGTAGGTGATCGTAAGGGTGTAGAAGCTATTGAGTATAGTTGGGAGATTGGTGAACGAGCTGCGGAGGAGTGCTCAGCCCTTTTCAAGAAGCCAAATAACCTAGAGCTTGAGAAGGTCTATTGGCCTTATTTTTTGTACTCAAAGAAACGATATGCAGCCAAGTTGTGGACAAAGGGTAAAGATGATAAAATGCATATGGATTATATAGATGTGAAAGGTCTCCAACTTGTTCGACGAGATAACACACCTCACATGAGAGAAGTGTGTAAGGAACTATTAGATGTGGTATTAACTTCTGGAGATCCAGGTCCTCCAAAAGAACTTGCGAGGGATCGAGCAAATGAACTCCTATCGGGTGGAATATCACACGATAAACTTATTTTGAGTCAATCACTCTCAGATTCATACAAAGTTGGTGGAAAGAGTGTTTCGATTAATAGCCCAGAAAGTATACATATAAACCAAGCACATGTTCAAGTGGTCAATAAAATGAGACAAAGAAAGCCTGGATCTGAGCCACAATCCGGTGACCGGGTGCCATATCTACTTACAAAAACTGACAATTCTAAGGCGAAGGCTTTTGAGAAATCGGAGGATCCAAATTATGTTGAAGAGCATAACATCCCTGTCGATTACCATTACTATTTTGTCAATAAATTCCTGAATCCTGTGTGTGATCTTCTTGACCCTCTATTTGAAAATACAAAACAGGAAATATTTGGTGACATTATTGAACAGTATAAACCACCAAAGAAAGTCACTGGTCCAGCCTTGAGTGGTATGAAAAAGGAACAATTGATTGAAGAATGCGAAAAGAATAATCTTAGTAGTGAAGGTACGGCATTGGTATTACGGGATCGTATTAAAATGTTTAGACAAAAACAAAACTCTGTTGAAGACTTATTTAAAAGCTACGCGCAATCTAATGATAAGGCATGACAAACAAAAATAAATTTACAAAAATTGTAATTGACAATATCAAAAATATAATTAACGAACATCTTCCTGATCTCGTAGAAGAATCATGCAATGAATTTATTTACGACATGATCGATGAAGAAGCTAATGAACGAGTAAATAAAAAACTTGATGAAGTATCCAAAGTGCATGGTATCCCACTAGATCTATTATTGAGGGGGGCGGATGATGTTACCATATGTAAAGGTACAAAAATCAAAGATGGTGTCACACATAGATGTTCATTTAAAGCCGTTGACAGTGGGTACTGTAAATTTCATAAAGTTCAAGGTGACAAAATTAAAAAACGAGATCTATCTAGTGTAAATAGTCATACACATGGACCCGAACAAATGTTCGTTAGAGGGTGCCCCGCATGTGAAAGTAAAAACAAGCTTATAGATTTGTGTCCTTATATTAAATAATGAGTAAATCGACCATTCTACTAACATCAATAAACAACTTTTACAATGAGGAAAAGAATCGAACTAAATTAATGAACATTCTAGACAAGACAAGTGGTATATCACTTAGAAATTTGGAGTGGTTTATAACGAATTACGCAAAAAAGAATAATACAACTTACACGACACAAGATGGTAAGCTCTTTACCGTACATTGTGCATATAAGTCAAGTCTAGATGGGTATTCAAAGAAACTCTTTGATCCATTTTGTCGTTCACAGAAGTTTCCGTATACCATTCCTGGGACATCTCATGAAATTCATACAACTCTAGCACAGTTGAATTTCATCAAATGGTGTATTAAGAATAACATCATAGACTACATCTCCAATAATAAGACATCACTGTTTAATAAGCAAGTGACATAAATCCCTTATCAAATATATACGTTTGATAACCCGTGTAATACATGTTTAGCGAATAGTTATTACTAGACGTGTCTACAAGTGAATCAGACGATGTGTCCAACTTCACTTCTATAGACGTTTTATCAGATTTTATTTGACTAAAATCCAAGTTCCCCGATGGCTCCACATTGATCGGATTCATCGAGAAACTATAAGTGTAAATATTTCTGATAGGCCTTGCTAATCTATTTCTAAATGGAATTAGATATTTGTAATAATAGTGATTTGTTTTAGAAACATTTGGTAATCTGTTTCCATTTATGTAAAAACTTGCTTCATCCATTATGGGATAGAAGAATGTACCCGTCTCATCAAAGTGTACATTAGATGAAAAATTGAAACGATTTTGATAATACTTCTCCTCTTGTAAGGATTTACCACCCGTAGAATCACTAGCATCTTCAAATTTTTCATTTCTTAAAAACCAATGAATACATTTCACTGGAATGTTGGGTACAAGGTTATTTCGAATCATTGTATCATTTGGTGTACTTATAATACTAGGGTGTTTACGTACAATATCAGTTATAAATGTTTGACGTTTACTCGCCAAATATTGACGTTCTTCAGGAGTTACTGTGATTTCTTCTGTAACGAGTTTAAACTCTGGGAGTGAGAGTGTAGTTCCCGTATCTGTAAAAAAAGTTTGTGGGTGAAACTCCAACTCAAATTCTATTTTTTGACGGTGTACAGCACATACTGGGAAGTATGGACGATTTGGTTTATTTGAAGAATATTCATCACTTGCATATTTCCTGGAAAAGAAGAAGTGTAAAGGAATCATGAGATCAGCAGAATATTGTGAAAGGTCCTTAAATGCATCCAAAGTGGAGTCGTCATAACCTATGTTTCTATTTACAAGAAATCTATTAGCTACTTTTTCAGATATTTCTAAATAAAGCTCATCATAAATAATACCCCAATCATCATGAATTGTTTCAACTTCTAGTTCATCTACGAACATAGTGACACTTTTTAGAATATGTCTTCCCAATTGGTCTGCATAATTTTTACCACCACCAAAATCTGTGAGACGTGGTATTGTGATACTCAACCACATGTTACTCAAAAGATCACCCATATTTTGTGGATTGAATTGTACTTTAATAGTTTGACCAAATGGCCAACCTGAAATAGCACCAGGATTAATAACATTACGACTTCTATGATATTTTCGAAAGTCTGAGTGTATCTTATCATTCTTATAATTAAAGAACGAGTCTTCTGGGTCTTTGGAAAGAAGGTGTGTATCCTGCTTTCCAATAGCTTTGAGAGAAATCTTTGCAGCTTCACCCATACTTATCTATTGTTTATATATTTTTAATATCATTCTTCCACATGTTCATAGCTGTAGTAGACTTCATAATCTCAAGATCCCTTTTCGCCTGTTCGGATTCTTTGAGAAGTTCACGAACACTCTCATCCGTGTACTGAACGGTTCTAATATTCAAAAGGTAGTCATATGTTCCACCAATTTGTGGGAAGAGTCCAGAAAGTTGGTTTTCAAGTTCTTGCTTTTTACGGCGAAATACAATGATATCACCGTTGATGACCATGGATACAAATCGAGACTTGTAATCACACATCTGTGCCTTTGCCTCCAGAACTTTGATGAGATGTTCTTTCCGCTTCTTGTAATACTCGTAGCGAAGCTCAATAAAATCTTTTAGAATGAGTTCTGGACTTTGGTATTTATGAATACCCTTTGTTGGATGAAAGAGGTGCATATTGCTTGTACGGAGTGTCTTTTGAAGTTTAAGATCCTTAACAGCATCTTTTCCACTGTAATCTTGTATGAGGAAATCCACATTCTCAGTTGTACTGTTATTTGTGAAACCACTGATGATTTTCTTTTCAACGAGGGTATCGAGGTGTTCTTTATAATCTTGGGTCCAGCGTCCCGGGGGGAGTTC